TACCTCACCGTCACCCCGGACGGCCTTCTTCGGATTACGTGGTGGGATTCCGCATCGACGACCGGGTCGCTCACGTCGACCGTTCCGATCCCTGGGAGCATCTCCGGGCGTAAGTCCTTGAGGGTCACGCTCGACGTGGACAACGGAAGCGGCGGCCACACCGGGAGGTTCTACTCCAGCGACGATTCGACGATCGACGGGTCGTGGGTTCTGTTCGACACCGTAACCGGGTCCGGAACGACCAGTATTTACGACGGAAGCACGAAACTTATCTGCTACTCGACCGCCCCGATGGAGGTTTACGCCCTCAAGGTCGTCGACGGAATCGGCGGAACCGAGGTCGCCAATCCGGACTTCACGGCCCAGACGTCCGGCGTGTCCTCCTTCGACGATGCGGCCGGTAACACCTGGGAGATGTTCGGCACGGACGTCGGTGTCGACAACATGCACTTCCGGTTCTGGGGCGAGGTGGCGAGGTGGCCGCAGACCTGGGATATCACCGGGAGGGACGTGCGCACCCCGATCGAGGCCGCCAGCATCCGGCGTCGCCTCATCTCCGGGTCCTCGAACCTGCAATCCGCGATGCGTCGTTCGATTCCGAATGTGTCTGCGACGAGCCTTGTCTCGTATTGGCCGATCGAGGACGGGGCCGACTCGCAGATCGTCTCCGCTGTCGTCGGTAACTCGATCATGCGGTACCGGGGGGCGCCGTCGTTCGCCTCCCACTCGGGGTTCGTGTGCAGCTCCCCCGTGGTCTCCCTCGGCACGGGGCGTCTGTACGCACCGGTCGACGTCTACGACCCGACCGGCGAGATTCAGTTCCGGTTCCTGGCGTACGTCCCGTCGTCCACGACCGGCGGGACGGTCGTTGCCAAGCTATTCACGTCCGGGTCGGCCGCTAAGTGGGAGGTCGTCTACGGCACCGGCGGCGCCCTGTCTATCAGGGCGTATGACAACGACAACGTCCTGGTGCTCGACGACGGGCCGACGGCCTTCGACGTCGACGACAAGCACATCCGCATCCACGTCGCCGTGAACAACACCGGTTCCGACGTCTACTACGTGCTCGCGGTGCAGACGATCGGAATTGCCGCTGCTTACTACGTCGACGGGACTCTTTCCAGCGAGCAGATAGGACGCGCCGTCGCGGTCGACTTCAACCCGGCGGAGGCCGACGTCGGAAGTATCGCGATCGGTCACGTTACGGTCGAGTCCGAGATCACGACGATTTACGATCTGGCCAACGAAGCCAACGCCTACTTCGGTGAGTTGGCCGCGACGCGCGTCAATCGGCTGTGCACCGAGGAGGGTATCCCGTTCCGGATCGTCGGCGGTGGGGACGGTGATTCCGAGATGACCGGATACCAGACCGTCGACACGTTGATCAACAACCTGAACAACGCGGCGATCGCCGACAACGGGGTGTTGTACGAGCCGAGGGACGGTTACGGCCTCCAGCTCCGGACGCTGTCCTCGATGACCTCCCAGGACCCGACGTGCACCGTCGCCTACACCTCCAAGGCGTTGCAGTCCTTCTACCCCGTGGAGGACGACCAGACGATCCGCAACGACGTTACGGTCTCCCGCAACGGCGGCTCGTCGTTCCGGGCCGTGCAGGAGTCCGGACCGATGAGCGTGCAGCAACCGCCGGACGGCGTCGGGCGGTACTCATCCGCGTTTTCGGTGTCCCTCGCGAGGGATGCCTCCGCCGAGCACCAGGCCGGGTGGCGTCTCCACCTCGGTACCGTGGACGAGGCCAGGTACCCGGTCATCTCGGTGAGCATGGCGAGCGCTCACGTGGCATCGGACCAGGACCTGGTCTACCAACTGCTCAGGCTGGACGTCGGGGACCGGTTCGTCGTCACCGACCCCCCGTCGTGGATGCCGCCGGACGACGTGTCCCAACTGGTGCGCGGCTACTCCGAGGTCATCAACCAGAGAACGCACGACATCACCTTCACCTGCGTTCCCGAGAGTCCGTACCACGTGGCCGTCTACGACGACGACAGGGACGGCACCAGGTTCGACGGCGGCCTGTCGACCCTGGCCTCGGACGCTACGAGCACGGCGACGGCCCTGTCGGTCGCGACGTCCGACGGACCGTTGTGGACTACGGACGGCGGAGAGTTCCCCCTGGACGTGACGGTGTCCGGGGAGCGCATCACCGTCACGGCCGTCAGCGGTTCGTCGTCCCCCCAGACCTTCACCGTGACCCGCTCCGTGAACGGGATCGTGAAGGCACTATCGTCCGGAGACGAGGTCTCCTTGTTCCGCCCGACCTACTACTCACTGAACGGCGCGGCCCCGCTGTGACGGTCGCCGTCGACGATCCGAGGAGTGCGAGATGACCATCCTTGCCGGAGCCAAGGTCGTCGCTGCCGACTTCGATCTTCCCGACCCCGAGACCGCGTACGGCAACGGGACGAACGTCATCACCGCCACGTCGTTCACCGACCTGCCGACCACTTCGTGCATCGCTGCCGTCACCAACCCGCACCCGACGGCGAACATGCTGTGCATGGTTACCTACGGGGCGTGGACCACGTCCGCCACGTCCAGTGCGCAGAGGCTGTGCCCGCGCGTCTCCGGCGCGGTGACCATCGCGGCCGGTATCGGCGGCGGAGGCCCCATCGGCTGGGGCGAGGTGATCCGCACGGACACCGACGACGGGTACGGCACGAAGTCCGCCACGGTGAGCTACGAGTTGCCCCCGGGGACGTCGACCTTCACGCTCCAGGCGTACCGCGAGGCGGCGTCCGGCACGCACCAGGTCAACTACGCGACGCTGCGACTCGTGCCGCTGCGGTACCTTTTCTAGGGATGGCGCACGATGACCGATGAGGACCTGACGATGGCCGAGATGGGGCGTCTTCTCCGGGACGTCGACGAGATCGTGAGGGGCATGCGCTCGGACATCTCCGAGATCAGGACCTCGCTCGACGATCGAGGCATGAGTACCGGGGTGGCGTGGGCGGCCCTCGGGATGGGCGCGGCGGCTCTCGTCACGTCCGGCGTGGGCACCGTCGTCGCCGTGCTGTCCCGATGACCCCGGACGACGACCGGCAGGTTGACACGCGCCATATATCAGGTGCAAGGTTGGGCGCGTAGAAAGCCCCCGCACCGAGACGGATCGGTCGGGGGCGCGGAGACTGAAAGGGAGTCTCGATGGACATCGTAATGGCTGGCGTCCGCCGGAACATCCCGGTCAAGGTGACCCCTCAGATGCTGGACGCCGTCGCGGCCTACCGGGCGGCGCCACGCGAGGACCATGGCGGTCGCAGCCCGGGGCAGGTGGCCGCCTACACGGAGGCGATGCGCTCCGTCGACTGCCCTCGCCAGCACTGCCGCGTGCAGCCCGGCGAGAAGTGCGTCAACCCGCAGGGCCACCCGATGCGCGAGAAGATCCACGCGGTGCGCGTCAACCGGGCCGACGTCGTCTTCCGCGCGCTGATGAGCGAGGCGGAGCTGACGCCCGAGCAGACCGAACGCATCCGCACCGCCCCGACCACGAAGTGACCCGGCCAGGCAGGCACCTGAACCGGGTCATGAGGACTGACAAGGAGTCCCGATGAGCACGATAACAGACCCTCCCATCACCTTCCGAGAGCTTCTCCGGCACCAGATCGCCGTGGGGGAGCAGGCCCGCGAGATCCTGGCCGACATCGACTCCCGCGTCCTCGGCGACGAGCACGAGAGGCACACCGAGCACGAGTGGAGAGTGCTCCTCGGCAGCGTGTGCGACTGCACGTGCGACGGCTCGACCCTGAAGGTCAGGGTCGCCTGATGGGCTCGCTGAAGCTGTCGGCCGAGCACCGGGCCCTCTTGCACGCGGCGGCCATCTCCGACGGGGTGATCGACGCCCTCGGCGACTACACGGCCGAGCGCGGCGAGGACCTGCCCGACTACCTCGCCAAGAACTCGAAAATGCGACTCCCGGCGCTGATGCTGGCCGCCCCCGGGCTCGACGGGCGCACCTACTGGCAGGCCAGACCGGACAACCCGGCCGTCGGGAGGGACGGCAAGCCCGTGAAGTACGTGTTCGGCAGCAAGGAGAAGGGCGGGTACACCCCGATCGCCGTCGTCCGCGAGGGCCGGCCCGGCGGCCCGGTGCTGCTCCAGGAAGGCACCAAGCAGGCCAGAGCAGCGGCTACCTGGGCACCGGACGAGTGGGCCGTCTGGGCCGTGTTCGGGTGCCAGGCGCTCGTCAACGGCCTGACGGACCTGTCCCCGCTGTCCGGTCGCAAGGTCGTCGTCTCGTTCGACGGGGACCGGCACACCAACACCGACGTGAAGACCGGCCACGCCACCACCGTGCGGTTGGCCTACGAGGCAGGAGCCGCCGACGTGTCCACGATCGACCTACCGCCCGAGCTGATGGTCGGGCCCACCGACGGTCTGGACGACGTGCTCGCCCGGTCGCAGAACCCGGCGGGGACCGTGCTGGAACTGCTGACGTTCGCCGAGCCCGAGGAACCGCCCGTCGGCGCGCTGCCGAAGGCGGTAGACCCGGACGACGAGAACGTGCTCTCCCGACTGTTCGGCGAGGACGACGACGACCACGCACCGAACGACTGGGGGACCGACGCCGGTCAGGCCCGGTTCATCTGGTCCAGCATCAACCTGGGCCTGAAATACTGCGACGGGATCGGCTGGTTGCTCTGGGACGGCAAGCGCTGGGCGCCGCGCTCGGAGACCCAGGTGGCCGGATCCGTGGAGGACTTCTACAAGGCCAGGTTCGACCACGCCCTGGCCGGGTGGTCGGCCGACCACTCGAAGCGGAACCTGAAGAAGCGGGCCGAGTTCTTCGCCTCCCGGTTGTCGATCGCCAAGATCAACGCCACGGTGGCGGCCCTCAGGCTCGTGTCCACGGTCGACGGGGACGAGCCGTGGGACGTCTTCGACGCCGACCCCTACCTGCTGAACACCCAGTCCGGCGTGGCCGACCTGAGGACCGGGGAGTTGCTGCCGCACGACCAGGACCTGCTGCTCACGAAGATCACGGCCGGGGCGTACCGGCCCGGGTTCACCCACCCCGACTGGACCAAGGCGCTGGAGGCCCTGCCCGACGACGACACCAGGGCGTGGGCGAAGATCCGATTCGGCGCGGCGACGGTGGGCGAGCAGATCGCCGACGACGCGGTGCTGCTGCACGGCGAGGGCGAGAACGGCAAGACGGCGATCGGCAACGACGGGGTGTTCGTCGCGGTCGGCTCCTACGGCCACAGAAGCCCCTCCGAGCTGGTCGGCGGGTCGAAGGCGGACGACCGGTCGGCCAGCCCGGAACTGGTCGCTCTGCGGGGCGTACGGTTCGCCCTGATCGAGGAGTTGCCCCAGGACTTCTACCTGAACACGAAGCGGATCAAGGACGTGGCCGGGACGTCGACCATCCGGGCGCGCCAGCTCTACGAGAAGCCGATCACCTTCCGGGCCAGCCATGACCTGTTCATCAACACGAACTACGCGCCCAACGTCACCGAGACCGACTGGGGCACCTGGCGGCGGCTGACGATGGTCCCGTTCCCGTTCACCTTCGCCTCGAACCCGAGCGGCCCGCTGGAGCTGCCCGGGGATCCGGGGCTGAAGCGGCGACTCGCCAAGGGCGAGGACGGCCAGCACGACGCCATCGTGACCTGGCTGGTGGAGGGGGCGATGGCGGCCCTGGAGGACGCATCGCCGCTGCGGATCGGCAAGCGGGACGACGACGACGGGCGGTGCCCGACCGTGCGCGAGGCCACCAGGCAGTGGCGGATGGCGAACGACCTGATGCTCGGGTACGCCGACGAGAACCTTGAGTTCGACCTCGACTCGGTGGTGTCGAAGACGGACTTCGTGGCGCACTTCGGCCGGTGGCTCAGGTGCAACGGGATGGCCCCGTGGTCGGCCAAGTTGATCGTCCAGCGGATGAGCACCCACCCGACCTACTCGGGGGTCACGGAGCGTAGGCAACGCGAGGACGACGACCTGGTCCGGCCGCCGTCGGACGGGGAGGCATGGCCCGAGTTGCCGAGCCGCCCGCTGGTGCTCTCTGGGGTGCGCTTCACGGCCGCGAACCGGAGCCGGATGGTCGGCGGGAGGGGGTACTAACCAAGATCATGTCAGGGTTGTCAGAGCAATCCGTAAACCTCCGCGAGCCTATAGGAAAACGAGTCGACCAACTTCACGGATTGCCCTGACAACCCTGACACGGCCCCTCGGAGAGCCCCACAACCCGCACAACCCAGACGAAACGGACACCCCATGAAGCTACGTAAGTTCGACCCGATCAAGGCCGCGCCGGTCGCCGTCACCGTGGTCTGCCTGGCCCTCGCCCTGGTGGTCCTGACCGGATGCGGGACGGGGCGGAGCACCGGCGACCCGAGCCCGGCACCGCCCCCGTCGTCACCGAGCGTGGTCGGAAGCCCCGGGGTGACCTCGGTCGCCCGGCTCGTCGCCTGGACCCGGTCCACCTCGAAGATCCTGACCGCCTCACGGAGCGCCCTCGGCTTCTGCCCGACCGTCCCCGACGAAGCGTCCGAGGCGGCGATGATCGACTGCTCCGCCGTGGCGGTGGCCGCCGCTCTCGACGCGGGGACCGCGCTCGTCGGTCAGCCGGATCCCGGTGGCATCGACATCTCGATCGTCCACGGTGCGCTGACCGACCTCAACCGGATCGTCGACACCGATCTGGACCCCGGCAGATCCTGTGCTCCCGGCCGGGAAGTTACCTCGGGGTGCGTCGCGGCGGTGCTCAGAACCCGCCTACTGATCAACGTCGCGCTGACCGATCTGGACGCGCTCGCCGAAGAGGCCTCCGGAATGTGACTCCGGGATCATCGACAGTACCGAGGACGAACGAGACGGAGGGACCAGCCATGGCCGATGACGAGATCACCGACCCCGCCGAGGGCCCGAACGGCAAGGCCGACGACACCGAGAACCCCTACGTCAGGGACGGTAACGGCAAGTTCGACCGCGACCCCGAAGTCGCCGCCAGGGACGCCGAGTGCGCCCGACTGAGGTCGAGGTCGATGAGTTACCGCGAGATCGCCGCCGAGCTGGGCATCAGCACGTCGTCGGCGTACGTCGGCGTCCGGCGGGCCCTGGCCGCACTCGTCGCCGAACCTGCCGAAGAGGTCCGGAAGATGGAGTTGATGAAGCTGGACCGGCTGGAGCAGGCCGCCCTGGCCGTCCTGGAGAAGGACCACGAAGTGACCTACAAGGGGGTGCCCACCGGGGTCGCCGACGACGGCCCGCGCCTGGCTGCCGTCGCCGCTCTCCAGAAGCTGTCGGAGTCCAGGCGTAAGTTGCTGGGCCTCGACCGGCCGACCGAGGTCTCCGTCGGCGGGACGTTGGAGTACCGCGTCGTCGGGGTCGACCCCGAGGATCTGACCTGATGGGCGCCGCGCTGCTGACCGAGGTGGCGATGAGCAACGCCACGCTGGACCGGCTGAAGCTGATGGCCGCCTTGATGCCGGCCACGGCGGAGCGCGCCGTCCCCGGCGTGCCCACGCTCTACGGGGTCCGCATCGAGATCGACGACGCCCTTCCCTACGGTCACATCGAGCCCACCTACGCCGAGGGCCTGGAGCCGTCGGAGTTGCGCCGTGCGGCCGACCTGATCGAGGGGACGACATCGATGCTCACGTTCGACGCAGGGGGCGAGTGATGGCCTCCGTTCCGACTCTGGTCGTCCCGGTGAAGGTGAAGGTGGACATGATGTGCAGTTCGCTCAAGAGCATCCGCGTCAGCCGTGACGTCTGGGACCGGCTCAGGGCCACGGCCGACAGTCCCGAGAACCCTTTCTTCGAGCGCGGCCACTACCGGCCCTACAAGGGCGTGGCGATCGTGGTCGACCCGGACGCCGAACCGCTGACCTTCGAGCCGGTCTGGGACGCCGACACCGGGGCCGCGCTCGCCATGCTCGACGCGCTGGACCACGAGATCAACGGCTGACCGGGCCATGACCGAGACCGTGCTCCGGGGGGGCGTAGACGCGGTGCCGACGACGCGCCGCGTCTACGTGCCCAGGGGCGCGGCCCACGAACTGTTCACCCATCGCGGGGACGAAGTCCTGCTGTCGGGCCCGGCCGGGACCGGCAAGAGCATGGCGTGCCTGATGAAGCTGCACATGATCATGCTCAAGAATCCCGGGGCCCGTGGCCTGATCGTCCGCAAGACCGCGACCAGCCTGACGAGCACGGCCCTGGTGACCTGGCGCCAGCACGTGGCCAAGGAGGCCATCGAGAGCGGCCTGGTCCGGTACTGGGGAGGCTCCGCCGAGGAACCGCCCCAGTACCGGTATTTCAACGGGCCGGGCGGGAGCATCGGCAGCAGGGTGATGCTCGGTGGGATGGACAGGGCGACCAGGATCATGTCCTCCGAGTACGACGTGGTGTTCGCACAGGAAGCCATCGAGCTCACCCTGGACGACTGGGAGGCCATCACCACCAGGCTGCGCAACGGCCGCGTGAGTTTCCAGCAACTCATGGCCGACACCAACCCGGCCCAGCCCACCCACTGGTTGAACCAACGGGCGCAGGCCGGGACCACGGCGATGCTGGAGTCCCGTCACCAGGACAACCCGATGCTCTACGACGACGACGGCGAGCGCACCGAGCGCGGCCGGGCCTACCTGGCCAAGCTCGACCGGCTCACCGGTGTCCGGCACAAGCGGCTGGCCCTCGGGTTGTGGGTCGCGGCCGAGGGCCAGATCTACGACGAGTGGGATCCGGCGATCCACCACATCAGCAGGTTCGACATCCCGCACTCGTGGCCGCGCTACTGGGTGGTCGACTTCGGGTACACCCACCCGTTCGTTCTCCAGTGGTGGGCGACCGACCCGGACGGGCGGGCCTACCTCTACCGCGAGATCTACCGGACCGGCTGCACCGTGGATCAGCACGCAGCGAGCGCCCTCAAGTGGGTGACGCGCAACACCGGCTCCGTTAGGGACAGCCGTCGCCAAGGCCCGCCACCGCGCTCGGAATGGATCGAGCCGGTCCCGCAAGCGGTCATCTGCGACCACGACGCGGAGGGAAGGGCCACGCTCACGAAGGAGTTAGGGCTACCTACCGTCCCGGCGAAGAAGGCCGTGAAGGACGGGATCCAAGCCGTCCAACGTCGTCTCAGGAAACAGGGGGACGGCCGTCCGAGGCTGTTCGTGCTGCGCGATAGTACAGTGAGGCGGGATCAGGAACTGGTCGACGCCCACAAGCCGACCAGCACGGTCGAGGAGATCCCCGGGTACGTGTGGGACGCGGCGAAGGAGGCTCCGGTCAAGGAGGAGGACGACGGGTGCGATGCGATGCGCTACCTGGTGGCGCACCTCGACCTGCGAGGCGAGTACAACATCAGGTTCGTGAGGTGAGCGCATGATGAAGACCCTCCGCACCGCCGCCGTACCGGCTCCTGCTCCGCGATGGATCGAACGCTTCCGGTCGGCACGCGAGGCCGTGCTCCTGGTGGCGGCCCGCCCCTTCCGTCCGGCGGCCCGGGCGCGCACGTCCCGCAGAGCGCTCACCGTCGGGTGGTCGGCCTCGTTCGTCACGGCGGCGTTCATGGTCGCCACGGTCGCCGGATTCGTGGCTCTCGGAGCTGTGCTCCTGCTGGCGGAGTTGCGGGTGGAGGACGCCGCATGAAGCCCCTGCGTTCGGTTCTACGGACGTTCCTCAACGTCGCCCCGGTTACGGTGGGCGATCCGGTAAATCGTCTGAACATCCTGTCCCCGACTCCGGGCAACTTGTCCCGTCAGCTCTCGATGATGGAGGAGAACGGGACGATCTATCAGATCGTCCACCGGCTCTCGGAGTCGGAGTCGGCCGTCGACTGGAGCCTCTACCGCAAGAACGGGCCGCGTGCCGACGAGCACGCCCCGCGCCGTACCGTCGCGCGTCACGCGGCTCTGGACCTTCTGAACTCCCCGAACCCGTTCTACTCCAGGCAAGCACTGATGGAGACGGGTGCGCAGCATCTGGAACTTACCGGAGAAGCGTTCTGGGTTGTGGCCTACTTCGAGGGCACCACCCTGCCCTCCGAGTTGTGGCCGGTGCGCCCTGATCGGATGATCCCCGTCCCCGGTGGACCGGACTTCCTGCACGGATGGATTTACACGGGACCTTCCGGCGAGCGCGTCCCGCTCACCAACGAGGAAGTTATACAGATCAAGTTCCCCCATCCGAGGGATCCGTACCGTGGCCTGTCCCCGATCATGTCGGTTCTCTCGACGGTCGAGGCGGTCGACATGTCGCAGCGGTGGAACCGTAACTTCTTCAGGAACTCGGCCGAGCCCAACGGAGTTATAGAAGTTCCGTCATCGCTCGGGGACACGGAGTTCGAGCGGATACAGATGCAGTGGGGGGAGCATCATCGAGGGGTGTCGGCCGCGCACCGGGTCGGGATCCTGGAGAACGGGATGAAGTGGGTCCCCAGCTCGGCAACGCAGCGGGACATGCAGTTCGTGGAGATGTTGAATCTCGGGCGCGAGGTGATCCGCGAGTCCTACGGGATCAGTAAGACCATGCTGGGCCTGTCCGAGGACGTGAACCGGGCGACGGCCGACACGGCGGAGGTCATCTTCGCCAGGTACCTTCTCGAAGGCCGCTTGAACCGCTTCAAGGGGATGCTCAACTCCAGGCTTCTCCCGCTGTACGGCTCTACGGGGATAGGTGTCGAGTTCGATTACGAGTGCGTCGTCCCGGAAGATGAGGCCGCAGAGAGCGCGAAGCTCTCCGCCAAGACGAACGCCTTCAAGACGCTGCTGGACGCCGGGGTCGATCCCGACTCCGCCGCCGCCGTCTGCGGGCTCCCGCCGATGAACATGTCCGGGTCTACGATGTCGGTGCCGCCCACGACTACGCCCACGACCGGAGGTCCTGGCAGTGGATCCTAAGAGGCTCAAGATGGCCCGCCCGGTCGCCGACCTGAGGAAGGGTCGCCGGGACTGGTACCGCATCGAGAACAAGGCGAACTCCGGCATCGCCGACGTCTACATCTACGGAGAGATCGGTTACTTCGGCGTGACCGCCGACTCCTTCGTCCGCGAGTTCGACGCGCTGGACGTCGATGCGGTCAACCTGCGGATCAACTCCCCCGGCGGGGAGGTCGGGGACGGGCTGGCGATCTACGAGGCGGTGAAGCGCAAGAGCGCCACGTGCGACGTGACCGCCTACGTGGACGGCTTCGCTCTGTCGGCCGCCTCGTTCATCCTCCAGGGAGCGACGACCCGCGTCGCGTCCACGTCATCGTTCGTCATGGTTCACAACGCTTCGGGCCTGGCCGTCGGCACCGCTGCGGACATGCGGGAACTCGCCGACGTCCTGGACAAGATGACGGCCTCCGTGGCCGGGATCTTCGCCGCACGCACCGGCACCCCGGTCCAGAGCTGGCTCGACGCGATGAACGCCGAGACCTGGTACACGGGCGATGAGGCCGAAGCGGCCGGGCTGGTCGACAGGGTCGAGTCCGGCGGCGAGGAGGTCGACACCGCTACGACCGACTCCTGGGACCTGTCGATCTTCGCTAACTTCCCCGACCCGACCCGGCGACGACACCGTAGTGTCGTCGACCCCGCCAACTCCGCACCGGTCAACAGCGGCGCGGCACCGACGGCCAACCCCGGTCCGTCCCCGATCGATACCGATGCTCTGTGCGCAGCACTGAAGGAGGCGTTCCAGTGAGCCCGACCGCGATTCCCACGGCTCCCGCGGAGTTGGAGGAGTTCCTCTCCGACCCGTCGAAGGTGCGGAACCTGTTCGACGCTACCGGCACCCCGAAGCCCGAGTTCACCACCCTGCTCAAGAACTACGCGACCACCGTTCACAACAGGAACGACGAGATCGGCAAGCAGGTCAAGGAGCAGGTCCAGGCGACGATTGCGGAGATGTTCCGCGACGACAAGGACGCCCGCCGGGAGACCGCCCGCAAGGTCAACCTGGACCCGACCTTCGGCATCAGGGACCTGCCGACCCAGCGCGGCAAGATCTACAACCGGCACGCCATCGGTGCGAAGAACGACAAGATCTTCGAGAACTCCGAGACCCCGACCGCCGACTTCTTCCGCATGATCACGCGGAACGCGGTGCAGAACGCCACCCCCGAGGAACTGCCGATCTACCGGGCGCTGAAGAACTACTCCAGCGACATCCCCTCCGACGGCGGGTTCCTCATCCCCGAGACCCTGCGGGCCAACCTGCTCAGCGTCGCGCTGGAGTCCTCGGTCGTGCGGCCCCGCGCGTTCGTGGTCCCCATGGAGAGCCTGAGGGTTCCGTTCCCCACCGTGGACGAGACCACCCACGTCGGGTCCGTGTTCGGCGGCCTGGTCGGCCGCTGGACTCCGGAGGGCACCGAGGCCACCGACGACACCGCCAAGTTCGGGGTCGTCACGCTGGAGGCCGGGCGGCTGGAGATCTACTGCGAGGTCCCCGACACCCTCGTGAACGACTCGGCCATCTCGTTCGACGCCTACCTGGCGGGCAAGATGCCCGAGGCGATGGCCTTCTACGAGGACCGGGCGTTCCTGAAGGGGAACGGGGCCGGACAGCCGCTGGGCGCGCTGAACGCCTCGGCGATGATTCAGGTCGCCAAGCAGACCGGCCAGGCCGCCGACACCATCGTCTGGCAGAACATCGTGAAGATGTACGCCCGGATGCTGCCCTCGTCCCTCATGCGCGCGGTGTGGGTCGTCTCCCCGGACACCTTCCCCGAGCTGGCCACGATGGCCCTGTCCGTCGGCACCGGCGGCGCGGCCGTGTGGTTGCCCGACGGCACCGGCACCCCGCAGATGACCCTGCTCGGTCGCCCCGTCGTGGTGACCGAGAAGGCCGAGGTCCTCGGCGACGCCGGGGACATCAACTTCATCGACTTCGGGTACTACCTCATCGGCGACCGGCAGGCGATGTCCTCCACCTCGTCCGAGCACTTCAAGTTCTCGTCCAGCAAGATCGCCTACAAGGTCATCGAGCGGGTCGACGGTCGGCCGTGGATCGCCTCGGCCATCACCCCGGAGAACGGCGGGTCGACCCTGAGCCCGTTCGTCCAGATCGCCGCCAGGGCGTAACCGGCAACCGGGGGCGGGCCCTCACCTCCCCGCCCCCGGTCTTCGGCGGGCCTTCACCTCCCCAACGGAAAGCAGGACACCCACATGGACGGACTCGGAAGGGTCTTCAACGTCATCAAGACGGCGTCGGGCCTGGACATCCCCCTGACCCGCGCACAGGCGGTCACCTTCGTGTTCGGCGACGCCGGTACCGGCGCGGCTATCGCAACCGTGACCCAGACCGACTCGACCGGCACCAACTCCGAGGCGGACCTGAACGTCTTCACCGTCGACGGAACCGCCGGTTCGAACGGCGTGTCCACGCTGTACGTCGGCCCCGACGTCGGCGGGACCTGGACCGCGCTCGCCGCCACCGCCGACAACACCGCCGACCTGTCGGACGACACCACGAACGACACCGGGGTCTTCACGGTGAGCGCGCCGCAGTTGTCCGACGGCTACGACCAGGTGCAGGTGACCGTGGACACGGGCCTGTGCACCGCCATCGTCCACGACCTGAAGGAGAAGCGGTCCCCCGCCAACCTCAAGTCGTCCATCGTGGCCTGAGCCGGCACACGGAAAGGACACGATCATGAGCGTGTGGAACGACGGGTCGCAACTTCGCGCGGCCTCCCTCGGGGGCCTCGTTACCAAGGGCCCGGTCACCAACCCGCAGACCGCCAGCTCCGCGCTGTTCACGGTGACCGGCGGCCTGGTCCTCATCACGAGCCTGGTCGGGGAGGTGACGACGGTCCAGGGAGCGACGGCGAACTCCTTCAACCTCCAGTTCACCAAGTCCGGAGGCTCGGCCGCCGACATCTCCGCCGCTACCGTCTGCACCTCGGACGCGGTCGGCACGCTCTACACCATCACCGGTGTGGCCGCCGACCTTCTGTCCGTGCAGCAGGTGGGCGGCTCGGAGGTCCCGAACGTGACCTTCGGCGTGTCCGGGATCGGGGCGGGGAAGGGCATCATCGTGCCCGCCGGGTCGCTGACCCTGAAGGCCAGCGGCAACAACACCGGAGCCACCACGTGGCGGCTCACCTACATCCCGATCGACGACGGCGCGGCGGTCGTCGCGGCCTGACCCATCGACCCCGGTGGGGAGCGCGCGAACGTCGACGGAGAACGGCACGGCCGTAGCCGTGTAGGACCTGTAGGCGCTCCCCACCGGACCGGGAGGACACGTGAAGCACCGACAGACGCACCCCACGCCGGTCGAGGGTTGCTTCGGCTGCAAGGTGCAGTCGATCGGCTTCGACGGACGTCACCTGACCCGCACCACCCGCGACGAAGCCGGGCACGACACCACCGAGCACCGATCCGGCCGGGTCGACGTCAACATCAACGCGAAGGCCGCCAAGGTGCGCCTTGCCATGAGCAACGGCTAGGAGGACACATGACCGGCAGGGTCGAGCAACTGCGATCCGAGATGAGCGCCGCCCTGGCCGAGGCCACGGCACAGGAGGAGTACGACACCGCCGACGCGGAGTACCTGAAGAACCCGTCCGACCCGGACCTGAGGGACCGGCGTCGCGGCGCCGCTCTGGCCCTACGGGTCGCCCGCGAGACGATGCGTACCGAGCGCGGCCGGGTCCCCGACGCGGTAACTCCGGCTCCGGCGCGTGCCAAGGGCGCCGTGAAGGGAAGGAACTGACATGGCCGTCACCGCCTCCGGGCTGTACGTGGCAACCTTCGTGGACGCCTTCGACGCCACCCAGCTCGCGGTGGATCTGTCGCTGGCGACGCACAAGTTGGCGCTGTTCAGCAACAGCATCACCCCGAACTTCACCACCGACACCGCCTACGGGGCCTCCCCGTACGACGCCAACGAGGTCTCCGGAACGAACTGGCCCTCCGGCGGCGTCGCCCTGTCGGCCGCCGCGTCCGGCGGAGGGTCGACCAGCCCGACGCTGACCGCGTCGTCCGGGACGATGGTCTACGACATGGCCGACGTGTCGGTGGCCACCGTCACCGTGTCCGCCGCCCGGGCGGCGCTGCTGTACGCGGACGCGCTCGCCGGGGACAACGCGATCTGCCTGATCGACTTCGGGGGCGACTACAGCCCGACGGCCGGGACCCTCAGCATCACGTGGGACGCGGCCGGGGTGTTCGTGATCGACCTGACGCCGTAGGACCTGCCGGGACGCGCTACGCGGAGGGAACGTACCGGCTGCCGTAGCCGTGCAACCGCCGCCCGGTCCGGACGAGTTCCGGGAGGTGGCGATCGGCAGGTCAGCCCGCATTCCGGCGGGGAGAGGGGAGGTGGACCGTGACCACGTTGATGAGCGACTCGTTCACCGGCTCGGACGACGACCCGTGGTCCTCCTCCAACTGGACGTCCGAGGCCACCGGATCCGGCGGTGAGGCCACGGTCCAGAGCAACGCCGGGTACCTGGCCAGCGGCACGGCCGGTGGCTACTCGGGCGCGGCCCGCACGACGCGCTCGGCGAACATCTCGACGCCCACCGACACCGACATCAGCGGCACGTGGTCCCCGGACTCGAACGAGCCGTACGGAGCCGCGTTCGTGCGGGCGAACGTGTCCGGGCCCGACGTCGTCGACGGCTACTCCTTGTCCCTGAACAAGACCGGGTCCCTCGCGGTCCGGGAGGTCACGTCCTACTCCGGGACCACCCTGGGCACGATCAGCTTCTCCGCGTCCGCCGGGAACACCTACGGGTTCCGTCTCCAGGCCGTCGGGACCACGATCCGGGCCAAGATCTGGTCCGGGACCGAGCCCGGCACGTGGGACGTGGAGGAGACCGACGCAACGTGGTCGTCGGGCAAGACCGGGCTCACCGTCGGGGCCGGTAACAACGCGGTGCAGCACGCCGTCACCTTCGACGACGTCGAAGTGACCGACGGGGCCGGTGGTTCCGACGCGCCGATCACCGCGACGGCCGTGTCCTGCACCACCTCGATCCCGTCGGCCACGCCGGGTGCCGGGGCGGCCCTGACCGCGTCTTCCGTGGATGCCTCGACCTCCGTACCGGCCCCGACCCCCGGCGCCGGATCCGCCGTTGCGGCGAGCGCGGTGGCCGGATCCTCGACCCTGCCCGCACCGGTCACGGCGGCCTCCACGTCGCTCACGGCGAGCGCTGTGGCCGCCTCTACGACGGTGCCGACCACGACTCCCGGCGCCGGTGCGGGGCTCACGGCGAGCGCTGTGGCCGGTTCTACGACGGTGCCGACCCCGGGCACCGCTGCGGTAACACTCATCGCCCCGTCCACGGTGGACGGCTCCACGACGGTCCCCGCCCCGACGGCCGCCGCCGGGGTCGACGTCGCGGCTACCGCGCTCGCCGCCACCACGCAGGTACCGGCCTCCGCCGCCGGGGCCGGGGTCGACGTCGCGCCCACCGCGCTCGCAGCCACCACGACGATCCCCGCCCCGACGGCGGGAGTGACGATCCTGGTCGCACCAACCGCGCTCGCGGCCTCCACGACGGTCCCCGCCCCGGCGGTAGTTGCCCCGGTCACGATCGACGCGAGCGCGGTGCAGGCGAGCGCGGCCGTCCCTCAGGCGTCCGTCGCCACCGGCGGCGTCAACGTGACCCCGAGCGCGGTCGCGGCCTCCACGACGGTCCCCGCCACGGCCGCGTCCGCCGGAGCCGCACCCACCCCGTCCGCCGTGACGGCCACCTCGACCGTGCCCGGTGCGACAACGGTTGCGGTGGGCGTCGTGGTGGCCGCGAGCACGACCGTGGCTACCGCCGCGCTGCCCGCACCGTCCGGGCTCTCCGCGTCGGTCGGCGTCACGGCTACCGCGCTCGCAGCCCTTGCCGTCGTCCCGTCGGCCCGGGTCTCCGCCGAGGCCACGCGGTCCGGGGCGTCCGGGGGCTGGTGGACCCTCGCTTCCGTGCTCGACACCGCACGGGCCTACGCGGAACTCCCCCTGATGTCCTGCCCCAACGACGGCACTCCGTACCGCCCAGGCCCGGACGGCGAGCCGTACTGTCCGTTCGACGGTTACAGGCCGGGCGATCGGCCGTCGCAGCAGTAGTCTGGGCGGAACAACAGAACACTCCCGTACCCGCTCTCCTTCGGGGGACCGGCCGAGAAAGCAAGGGCACAGGACGGGGCGCAACAGGCACGGTCGTCGGGCCGCCCGCACACGGGTGACCCTCGAACCGCTACCTCTGCCGCCGTTCCCGCGACAGTCGTAGAAGGTGGACCGGTTGAGCGCTCCGCGATACTGCACGAGGGAGGACGTGAAGTCCGCCCTCGACATCAAGGAAACGGCGAGGAACTACGCACAGATCGACCGGGCCATCGCCTCGGCGTCCAGATTCATCGACGGTCTGTGCGACAGGACCTTCTACCCGGAGCTGGCCACCAAATACTTCGACTGGCCGTCGCTCGTCGACCGCTCCGTCACCGTCCCGTGGCGTCTCTGGCTGGGGCAGCACGAGATCGTTAGCGTCGTCTCGCTCACGTCCGGCTCCGTGACCATCCCGGCGACGGACTACTTCCTCGAACCCAACGGTCAGGGCCCGCCGTACGACCGGATCGAACTCGACCTCTCGGATAGCTCCTCGTTCGGGCAGGGGCCCGGTTACCAGCACGACATCGCTCTGCGGGCCTGGTTCGGGTTCGACGACGTCACCGAGGTCAAGGGGGCCCTGTCCGGGACGATCGGCTCGACGGTCACCTCGATCACCGTCACCGACGGAACGATCGGGGTCTGGGACCTGCTCACCGTCGACTCCGAGAAGATGATCGTGACCGGGAAGAGTTGGACGGCCACCTCGGACACCGTCAACTCCGCGCTGACGTCGTCGATGGCCGACGACGCGGTGCTCTGCGACGACGGGACCGCCTACACGGCCGGGGAGGTCATCGCCCTGGACTCGGAGAAGATGCTGGTCGTCGACATCCTCGGGAACGCCCTGGTGGTCAAGAGGGCGTGGGACGGCTCGACGCTGGCGGCGCACTCCTCGGGCACCGAGATCTACGCCAAGAGGACGCTGGCGGTGTCGAGAGCAGCCGTGGGCACCTCGGCCGCCGGTCATCTGGACGGGGTCGCCGTGTCGAGGCAGGTCTACGCCGAGGGGGTGCACTCCTACTGCGTGGCCCTGGCCCTGGACGGGTTGCTCCAGGAGCAGAGCGGGTACTCCCGGCAGGTCGGCGCCGGGGACAACGCCAGGGAGGCCACCGGCGCGGGTCTGAAGGCCGTGCAGATGCAGGTCCTGAACACCTACGGGCGTGCCAGGTCCCGGATCGGGGTGGTGTGAGGTGAGCGTCTCCGTCGGGTTCGAGGTCGACGCCACGGGGCCCCTGTTCGACGGGTCGCTCGCGGCGGCGGTCGAGATCGCCACCGGGGACATCGACGACGCCGTGTCGCAAGAGGCGGAGAACCTGATCCACCAGCGGCTGGGTCAGGTGTTGCAGAATCCGACCGGCCGGTACGAGTCACGGATCATCACCGAGCGACGCTCCGACGGCAACACGGTCACCGACCAGGACGCCGTGTACGGGCCGTGGTTGGAGGGCACCGGGTCCAGGAACGCCACCACGCGGTTCAAGGGGTACGCCACCTTCCGGCAGGTCGGTGCCGAGATGGAGAAGCGGGCCGAGGGGATCGCCGAGAGGGCCCTGGAGCAGCGCATCGGAGGTCTGCTGTGAGCGGGATCGTCGACATCTTCGACCGAGCCGTCTCCCACGCGGCGGCTACCGGGCTCTTCGACCGGGTGAACACCCACGAGCCGAAGTCGCCTCCCGGGAACGGCGTCACGTGCGCCATCTGGGTGCAGAACTTGAAGCCGTCCCCGGGGAACTCCGGCCTCGCCGCGACCTCCGGGTACCTGGAGCTTCGCGTCAGGCTGCACACGAACATGCTCCAGCAGCCCGAGGACGCGATAGATCCGAACATGCTCACGGCCGCTATCACGCTGATGGGCAAGTACAGCGGGGACTTCCGACTTTCCGAGACCGTGAAGAACGTGGACCTCCTCGGATCCGACGGTCCGGGGCTCTCGCTCACGGCCGGGTACGTCCGTGTCGCAGGTCAGGGCAACCAACTCATGCGCGTGATGGACATCGTCCTGCCGGTCATCATCAACGACCTGTGGGCCCAGGTCGCCTAGTACGCGGGAAGGAGCGAACGATGACCAAGCAGTCAGGGTTGGGCGACAATCTCTACGTCTCGGGTTACGACCTGAGCGGCGAGGTCTCCGAACTGTCGAAGATCTCGACGCCGGTGGCCACGCTCGACGTCACGCCCATCAACAAGGAGGCGATGGAGAGGATCGCCGGGGTTCTCGACGGCGGGATCGACTACACCACCCTCTTCGACCAGTCCGCCGACGTGCACACGCTGCTCTCCTCGCTGCCGTCCACCGATCAGCACCTGATGTACTGCCGGGGGACGACGCTCGGGAACCCCGCCGCATGCATGATCGCCAAGCAGATCGGCTACGACCCGACCCGCACGACCGGCGGCGCGTACACCCTGAAGACCTCGGCCGTAGCCAACGGCTACGGCCTGGACTGGGGCAGGTTGCTCACTGCCGGCAAGCGCACCGACACCGCGGCCACCGACGGCGACTCCGTGGACACCGCGGCGTCGGCGTCGTTCGGCTGGCAGGCGTACCTCCAGGTCTTCTCCTTCACCGGCACCTCGGTCACGGTGACGATCGAGGACAGCGCGGACGACTCCTCGTTCGCCACGCTGTCCGGAGCCTCGTTCACGGCGGTCTCCTCCGCTCCGGCCGTGCAGCGGCTGGCGAGCGCTTCGGCGACCGCGACGGTCCGGCGGTACGTGCGGGTCGCCACGGCCGGGACCTTCAGCGAGGCCGTGCTGGCCGTCACGCTGGTCAAGAACTCCGCACTCCGGAGGACGTGATGAACAGAGCGTTCCGCATCGACCCGGTAGGTCCGGTGTCGTCGTACAAGACGTACGAGATGGTCCGACCCAGGGCCACGCATTCCCGCCCGGCCACGTGCGAGGAGGTCGGTTGCCGGGCCTTCCTCGGCGGCTGGACGACCCGCGTACCCGCCGGGAGCGATCTGGAGGCGGTGATGCGGGGGGCGGGCCGGACGTGGTCGCGGTCGTGGGCCGAGCCCGGCGGCGTGACGGCCTACCTGTTCCCGCCGGGGACCGAGTGCTTCCTCTCGCACGAGCACCGCGTTCCGGTCGACCGGCCCTCGATCTACCGCGTGCGGGACGGGGACTGGCGGGGCAACCCGTCCGGCCGCTACCGGATGCACACCCGGCCCGAGGACTGGGTGGAGGACTTCTCCGCCCACACCGACAGGATCGCCGACGCGATCAGGAGAGGATGAGACATGGCCAAGACCAGCGGACTCGGGTCGACCGTCACCGTGGACGACAGCGGCGGTACCGGGCGGGACATCAGCACCGACGTGACGGAGTTCAACTTCGCCACGCCCAAGGCCGTCACGGACATCACCGGCGTGGACAGCTCCGCGATGGAGCGCCTGGCCCTGCTGTCCGACTTCAGCCTCTCGCTGAAGGGCAAGTTCGACCCGGGCAGCAACCTCGCCCACGACGTCTTCAACGACATCCAGGGCGGGGTCTCGCGGACGGTCGTCATCGCCACCGGCGGTGCGACGATGACCGCCGAGTGCCTGCTGACGGACTACCAGCTCGCCCGGTCAGGTGCCGGGTCCCTGGACTGGACGGTGCCCGGGGTGCTCTCCGACGGCGTCGCCCCGGCGTGGACGTGATCTGAGTGGGCTTCGACGCGAGTCTCCAGACGATCTCGTTCTCGATCACGGATCCCGAGGACAGGTACTGCGGTCTCCGCTTCAGGACGCGGACCATGTCCGTGGGTGAGTTCGAGGGCTTCACGCAGAAGTTGAGCGACGTAGCGGGTCTCTCCGTCGTCACCAAACCGACCGCAGAGGAGCTGAAGCGGGCGGTCCGTCTGTACGAAGTGTTCGTCCCGTACCTGCTGGACTGGAACATCGAGCAGAAGGACGCCGAGACCGGGGAGATGGTCCCCGTCCCGCCGAGCCTCGAAGGGATTCAGCGGATCGCTCCGGAACTGGCCATGTTCATCGCAACGACGTGGATGACCAAGGTCGTGGGTGTGACGCCCCCTTTAGGAGGGACATCGAACGCTGGCGGGACTTCGGCGGTGGCTTCGATTCCGATGGACGTCTCGTCACCAAGCCCGCCGAAGTCGAGCACGCCGAGTTGATCCTCGGTATCTGCGACCGGTTCCACAAGTTGCCGTCCGAGGTTTACCGGGAGGACGCCGGGCTACTGCGGTTGCTGACCATCGAATCGCTGGTCGGGAAGGACCGGCAGGGCGACCACGACTTCGACCAGGAAGGAGACTTCGGTGTCTAGCGATGTCGCGATCGTCATTCGGTCGATGAACCGGAGCCAGGACGGGTTCACCGACGCCAATCGCAGTCTGGACACCTTCAAGGAGAAGGTCGACGCGGCGACGGAGAGAGGGAGCGCGGGGTTCGACAAGGTCGACCAGGGGGCGATGGGGTTCCGCGACACCATCACCGGTGTCCAGGACACCATGACCGGGTTCCAGGCGCTCATGGGCCAGGGGGAGGCCGCCTCCGAGACGCTCGGCGACAAGTTGCTCATCCTCGGTACCGGTGTCGGGGACCTGGCCTCCGGCATGGTGAACCTGATCCTCCCGACCGTCAGCGCAGCCGCCGCGCTGAACGCCGAGTCGATCGCATCCGCGAAGGCCACGGTTGCCTCGATCGCCCACCGTGCAGCGGCCGTCGCCGGGGCGGCGGCGACCGGGCTCGTGACCGTGGCCCAGTGGGCACTGAACGCCGCGATGGACGCCAACCCCATCGGCATCGTGGTCGTCGCGCTCGCCGCGCTCGCCGCCGGGATGATCTACGCCTACAACAACAGCGAGACGTTCCGGCACATCGTGCAGGCCATCGGGGACGTGTTCACGGACATTCTCTGGCCTGCGCTGAAGAAGGTCGGCGAGTACCTGTCCGACTTCTTCGCGCCCGCGTTCGCCGCCGCCGCCGAGGCGGTCAGCAAGGCGTGGGGGTGGTTGAAGAGGCTCGTCGGCGCGGGGGACGACGCCACCGACTCCGAGAAGGAGCTGAAGAAGGCGACGGAGCAGGCCGAGCAGGCCGCCGACGACCACGCCAAGGCCCTCAAGAAGGAGAGCGACGCGGCCCGGGAGTCCGCGAACAGCGCCCTCGGCCTGATGGACGCGGAGAACGCGCTCGCCCAGGCGATCCAAGACGCGTCCGAGTCCGTCTCCGAGAACGGCAAGGGTCTCGACGTCAACACGGAGAAGGGCCGCAAGAACCGCCAGGCGTTGCAGAGCATCGCCGAAGCGGCGAACCGGATGGGCCAGGAAGTCCTGGACGCGGGCGGCAGCCAGTTGGACGCGGCCCGCAGAACCGATGAGGGGCGGCAGGCGTTCATCAGGTCCGCCCGGCAGATGGGCATGACGGCAGCCCAGGCGAGGAACCTGGCCAACCAGGTCTTCGCAATCCCGAACAGCAAGGTCATCAGGTTGGCCACGCGCGGGGTCAACGAGTCGATGCGTGACGTCGCGGCCCTGCGTCGGGAACTGGCGAGGCTGACCGGCAAGACGATCTACATCAACGAGATCAGGAACACCTACGGCGGCACCGCACCTGGCGGCGGGGTCAGCCGCCGGGCGATGGGCGGCGTCGTCGGTCCCGGTGCCGCGTCGGGCGGCCCGAGGTCCGGTCGCATCCGGGTCGGGGAGTACGGGCCAGAGGACATCGACCTCGCGCCGGGCTCGATGGTGCACACCGCCTCGGACAGCCTCGGCGGAGGGGGCGGGAGCGGCGCGCTGCGCGTCGAGCTGGAGTGGGTCGGGAGCGCTGCGGCCGACGACGACTTCATGGCCTGGCTGCGTAGGAACATCAGGATCCGTGGTGGCGTCGACCTGGCCCTCGGGGGTGCGTGATGGCGTTCCCCGAGGACATCCTCGACATCATGATCGAGATGTACGTCGACGGTGCGTGGGTCGACATCACCTCGTACGTCTACACGGCGGAGAACATCTCTATCTCTCGCGGGGGCAGGGACGAGAGTTCGTCCGTCGACCCGACCCTGTGCCGCCTCACGCTCAACAACCGTGACGGCCGCTTCTCCTCGCGTAACCCGCTCGGTCCGTACTTCGGGAAGATAGGACGAAATACGCAACTTAGGGTGTCGGTAGCGAACGGTCCCGTGCGACTGAGGATAGTTAACGACAACGGTAACTTCGCCGCCGACGATTCGGCCGCGCTCAGCGTCAGCGGGGACATCGAACTTCAGGTCGACTCCGCCCCGCTCACCTGGCGTCCGCAAGAGAATCTCATCTTCGGACTCATCAAGGTGCAGGGCTACTACCTCACCGTCACCCCGGACGGCCTTCTTCGGATTACGTGGTGGGATTCCGCATCGACGACCG